CTCGTACAAATACAAATAAATAATTAAGAGGTCTAATAATGGCTATTGAAATTACTGAGTTTACAGATGCTAGTATCATCGTAACACCAACTGGTGTAGGCGGTGGCAACTTTGGTATCTTAGGATTCTTAACAAATGAAGCAGGCTTAATCCCTGTTGCTGAACGTGCTCGTTCTTATACTTCACTTGCTAGTGTTGGTGATGACTGGGCTTCTGATTCAGAAGTATACCTTGCCGCAATTGCTTTCTATTCACAGACACCCGCACCACGAGACTTCACAGTTCTTATGTCTTATGATGTAGCTCAAGCAGGTCAAGTTGTTGGTGGTGGTCATGATACATTACTTGAATTGAAAAATATTATTGCTGGTGCTTTTGATATCACAGTCGATACTAACGTACTAAACTTAACAGGTTTGGACTTTTCAGGGGCGGCTGACTTTGATGGTGTAGCTACTGTCATTGATACTGCAATAGATATCGCATTAGCAGGTACTACTTGTGAACATAATGGTTATGGATTCATTATTACTTCACCTACTACTGGTGTAACTTCCACAATCTCCTTTGCAACTGAAGTAGGTACAGGAACCACTGCCGCATCTTTAGGTTTACTACAATACCAAGCTCTTATCTCTGATGGTGTAGATGCTGAGACTCCTGTAGAATCACTTGCACAAATCCTAAGTGCCGGTATCGAGTTCATCGGTTTGGTCACTCATAAAAGTTTCCGTGATGTAACTGGTCAAGCTGTAGGCACTAACACTGCTGATATCGCTGATTGGTGTGAAGCGGCTAAGAAAATCTTTATGAATACTTCTAATGACTTGTCTACTCTAAGTTCAGCTATTGCTACTGATGTAGCTTCCCAGCTTAAGAATAAGACTCTTCGCTATTCATTAACTACTTTCTCTAAGAACCCTAATGAGTATCCAAGTGCAAGTGTCTTTGGTCGTGCGGCTTCAGTTAACTTTGAAGGTATCGCTACTACTATTACTTTGAACCTTAAACAAATGCCTACTGTTACTGTGGAAGATTTAAGTCCAAATGAGTTCGCAGTATTGCGCTCTAAGTATGCTTCTGCTATTGTTAAGATTGGCAAGACAGTCAATGCTTATACAGATTCTCGTATGGCTTCTGGTTCATGGATGGATACTACTCATGGTCTGATGTGGTTAGAAAATCGTATCGAAACTGATATGTTTAACTTACTGTATCAATCTGGTACTAAGATTCCTTATACTCAGGCTGGTCTTAACTTAGCTATTGCACGTCTTGAACGTTCTTGTGAAGCCGCAGTCCGTAATGGTCTAGCAGGTCCAGGATTCTTACCTGATGGTACTTACCTACCTAATGGCTATATCGTAACAAGTGTAGCTCTAGGTGATGTGTCTTCTGGTGATAAGAGTAATCGTGTATACAATGGTCTAGGCTTTAAAATGTCTGGTGCTGGTGCTCTACATGAGATTAACATTTCTGGCGAGTTCGCAGAATAAGGAGAATTAAATGTATCAATATAGTTTCGCAAATGTTGACCTAAACATGGAGATTGATTTTCCAGGTTACACAGGTGAACGACACTTCAAGGTTCAAGGCTATAGTGCCGGTGAGAACCTAATTAGCATTACCCGTAAAGCACCTATTGCCGCAACGCAGTTTAGCGCTTATGGTAAGATGGTTGTATCTATGCAACGTATCCGAGCTGGTGATTTAGTCTTCCCAGTACTGATGAACTCTCCTGAGAATCAGTACCTACAGGACTATGCCAACTACTTTCAAGAGCAAGCTGATGCTGATGGTGAACTTATCCGTCCTATTCAAGCTAAGTTGATTGATAACATGGGTCGTGATACTGCTACACTTATCAATGGTGTAATCTTAGCAATGCCAGCAATGGTTCGTGGTCAGACCATGAATACCGTTACATGGGTTGTTACTTTCGAGAAGGTACTTTACGAACGCCGTAATGGTGGTGATGATTATGAAGACCTCGGTGTCTAAGTAAATTTTATAGGGTGACTTAACAGTTGCCCTATAAACTCAAAATTCAATTCGCAAATGGAGAATAATATGTCAGGATATTCCGCTACCTTAAAAGGTGGTCAACAAATATATATACCAAAGTGGCCGGTAACTGTGGCCTTTGAAAACCTAACTAAAGCTGGTGAGTTCATAGGTTCAGATGCTATGGTTCAGATAGCAAGTTTAAATATTCCAGCCGCTATGTTAGCAATACTAAATTCAAAAGATGCGGCCCAAACAGCCGGATTAATTAAGCACTTCGTATGTTCAGCACGTATGGATGAAAAGAAAATTGAACCATCCAACTATGACAAACAGTTTGAAGATGACTTAAGCCTAGCTGTTGAGTTATTTTGTCACGTAGTAAAAGCAGTATACTCAGATTTTTTCGAGCAAGGTTTAGCAGAGGCTCCCTCCCCAAAAGAATAGGAGGACAAAGTGATGACCATATTATACCTATCAATTATAACTCAATCTATCCAGAGTTAAATGGTTATCTAATAAAGCCTTTGCTAGTAAATCCTCCAATGTGTAAGTTAAAAGAATTGCACGATGGAACCTATACAATATACGACTTAGAAATAATGCATCAAATAATGGAGTTAAAGGCACACATGTTGCCTGCTGACGCTCCTGAATAATTAAGGAGTAGTTAATGACACCACAACAAGAAAAAGAACTTGCTCTGTTAATAGCAGGGCAAGATGATGAACTAGAAGTGGGAGAGGTTTTTGGCTCTTCCTTTTCCGATGATGTAACTGAAGCAATTATTGAGGCCAACGGAAGTGTCTCACCAGATGACGTAGGAGAGCACTACGGAGCACAATTAGAATATGAGAGGGCAGAGCAAAGGGCAGAGAGAGAAAGTCTGTCAGGGGGCATCACAGGAGCAATGGACCTAGAAATAGGAGGTGCTACACCCTACATCCGTGAAATGAATCGTTTTATGAATCTACCTTCTAATGTACAAATAAATGCCATTAACCTAACTAGAAGTCCAGAAGGCTTCTCAGAGATATTCTATCAAGGTATGGAAGAGGGCGACATTAACTTAAAGAGTGCCAAACAAGCAGTAACAAATTTTGGTAAAGTTATTCAGGGAAGTCCTAGAGACTTCTTCAATGAGTTAGAACGAAGATTAATGAAAGAGCAGGGTGTCGATACATTAAGGGCATCTACTGTGCAAGCTGATGTCAATATGGCATTTCAGTCTGTTAGTGTAACAGCGGCTCAGTACGAAGAGTCTGGCAGTCCTATGTTTGGAGAGTCTTATAAGACTAAAGCAGAAGGGTTAGCAAGAGGTGAAGCAGAACTCGGAGAGGCAACTTACTTACTTAACTTATATGGGGAACTTTATATACCTCAAGAGCTTAAAGAATTAGGTGGTCCCTTACTAGAAAAGAGAAGAACACAGGTAAGAACTGCATTAGCTAACAGGTTAATAAACCAACAAACTAGTGCAATTCCAATGCGTGATAAGAGTACTGGATTACAAGCTACAGACAAGGAAGGAAATCCTATATTTGAAAGTGTTAAAGTACCACTGAGTAATGAGTTAGATATAAGAGGCTTAGTACCTTCTTTATCTCAAACAGGTTACTTAGGAACACCATACACCAGAACTGAATACTCAGATTTGTTTCCTACTTTTGGTACTTTAGGTACTGAAGAAAATCTAAACCTAACAGCTTTCAAGGAAAGTAAAGCAGGGAAGCTGGGATATAAAACATTAAGAGAGCAAGCTCCAAGCGCAAGAAGAACTTTCTTTAGACCTAGTAAGGCTTTGACTAACATAGAATCTAAGTCTTTATATGGTCAGATGGTTTCAGACTTCAGTAGCATAGCAACTACATTAAGAGAATATGGAGTAACTAATGTTGATGAGAGATATGGAAACATCAAGAGAGCACCCCACCAGCTAGACGCTGTAAAAGGGGAAACATGTTATTAACCAAGCTAATATACTAGGTTTAAGTTCTGACCCTATGGAGACACAGCATTCTGAAGAGTACTTGTCAGCAATGCGTAGAGGACAGGCCAAAGGTTCTGATACAGGCGGTATGCATGGTTATAAAGGTCTGAGTGAAGTAGACATATTCCGTATGGCTATTGAAGATAATATGACTGAGAGTGAAGCATATCATGAGGCTACTGGACGCACGATAGTAAACCCAACTGAAGCTCAATTTACTGGTCCTATCCAAAGAGACAACACCGACCTAGATGTATTCTTAACTAATCAATCTAAAAGGAGCGACCCTAAGCAGGGTTCTGAAGCATGGAAAGCTCAAAGAGAAGGTAAAGTAACAGCATCCTTAGTTGGTAAGTTATTAAGAGATGACTTGAAAGGTGGTGGTGCGGCTGGGTTAGCTGAGAAAATGATAACAGGTAAAGACCTCGATGATAACTTCTACCTTAAACGAGGAAGAGAAGGTGAGGAATTTGTAAAGAAATCTTTTGAGGATACTGTAGGACTGCGTGTTGAGGAAGCTTTCTTTGAAGAGAATGATGAACTTGAAGGTTTTGGAGTAAGCCCTGATGGGTATGTATTTGATGAAGCAGGTGATGCACAAGGTCTTGCTGAGTTCAAGTATGTAAGTTCTAACAAGAAACTTCAAGAATCCTATGACCAATACTACAATCAAGCTCAATTACAAATGGCTATCACAGGTCAGGAAGAGGTACACTTCTTTAGAGTAAACGCTAATACTGAAGAGTACTTGTACGATGTAATCAAAGCTGATAAGAGTACTCAAGGTGAATTAATTAGTAGAGGCAAAGAAGCCTTGTTACTTAAAGAAAAAGTAGAAGGAGGTGATATGGCTGTTCTACAACAATATAAATTAAGCAAGAAGCAACAAGTAGATAAAGAAAAGAGTAAGGCAACTACCTATCAACCTGTAAGTAAAGAGCAAAATGTCCCTATGACTGCTTATGGTGCTTCATATTCTGAAGCTTCTAGTAAGAGTGGTGTACAAGCCGCCGCATATCTAAATGCACTAGAAGGGGCTACTGAAGCTATTGAAACTGCCGCAGAGTCTATGGGTGAATTTGATGACATAGAAATGATGGGAAGAGGTGGAGCTACATTCCAAGCTAGGAAGGATACACAAGCTAAACAACAGAACAATATCTTTAATAAGATGTTGAAGTCTATTAATAGTTTGTCTGATAAGTTCCAAGACTTAGGAGAAAGTGCTGGTGGTGCTGGTGGCAGTCTAACCAGTATGGCAAGTAAAGCCGCAGGAGCCGCAATGATACTAGCTAAGGCAGGTATCAAGGGTTACGATTTGGCCTCTAGGGGCACTGACACCATGTACAGTGACTTGAAAGCTGGAAGAATGTTAGGTTTAGATGCTGGTGAATATGAATCCTTTGCCGCCAATGCCGCCAGAGACCTTGGAGTTACTAGACAGGAAGTTAATACCTTACTAGGAGAAGCTTCTGAGGGAGCCTTTGCAGGTAGGAATCCATTGAGTGCCTTTGCTAACTATGAAAGGGAGATTAAAGAAGTTAGTATGCCTGGGGTTTTACAGGGTATGAAAGTCTTTAGTCCAGCACGTAGAATGGAATTAGCTAAAGAAGGTCCAGCCGCATACTTCAGAGCTGTACAAGAAGAACTAATGCCACAACTGGGTGATGATGCTTTCAAGGTACAAGCTTTCTCTAGGATGATTGGTATGCCTACTATGGCCTCCATTGCACCTGAAGTTGTAAATACAACAGATAGCTTATTTAAACCTACTAGGTTAATTGATGCTGAAGCAACCGTAGCCGCTAGTAGCACTGTCCAAACCCTCAGAGAGAAAGTAAGAACTGCTGGTGGTAAAGCTGGTGTAACTGCCATGAACATAATGGCCCCTGCTGTAGATATAGTAGGAGACACAGCATTAGGTGCGGCTGGTGTATTTGAAAGGAGTGTTGATGTATTTGCAGAAGCTATTAATGAGTTCACAGCTAAGGATGGTATTGACGGTGAAGACCCATATCGTAATTATAAGAACTCACCAGAGGAAATACAGAAAGGAAGACTGAAGCACTATGCAGACTTACGTGCTGAGAAGGTTCTAGGAAGTATTACACCTAGTACTACTGGTGGACTACCTATAATCCCCATGAGTTCTATGAGTGATATTAGGGCGTTACCTGCTGGTGTTTATGGTGCAGACCAGAACCAAGACGGTAAACTGGATTTACAAATTACAGTAAATAAAGATGGTGATGTCTCTTATACTGGTATACTAGAACAAGGTGAACACATGCAGAAAGTAAGTGGTAATGATGAACAATAACAGGAAATAATTATGATAAGTAAATTCGGACAAAGTGTAAGATTAGAAATATATTCAAATAAAGAAATGACTGATAAGGTTTTTAATACAGATGGACTCCGAGTTGACTTTCATATTAAAGTAATTCCTGGCCTTAATAGGGCTAAGTTCACAATTTATAATATGAACGGAGACACGATACGACAAGTAGTTAATGGTGAAAGATATGTAAAGATGTTCGTAAGATTGCATGATAGAGCAGAGCAGGAGTTCGGTTATTCTTTCTACATCAATAATGCAATGAACATCAAAGCAGTTCCAGACCAGATTACAGAATTGTATTGTGTGGACTCCCTTAGAAAAGACTTCTCTCTAAAGCAGATTCAGATGACACTGAAGAAACCCACATTAGAAAAGTACTGTACTGAGGTATCAAGAATAGCTGGCAAACCTATTAAGTTTGATTTCAGTAGCTTACCTGAACAACTGCTGAAATATGTACCACCTAATCCAGAAGCAATCTGGTCAGGTAGTGCTATGGATGCTATTCAGGCGATAGCAGTTACCTACAATTCAGAGGTTTATATAGATGAGGGTTCTAATAATATAACTCTTATATTTAAACCACTGCATAACAACCAAAGACAATCTAATCAAAATAAGAGTACTTATTACAAACTCAGTACTATTAATATGAGGGCAAATCCTAGAATAGGTGTAGCTCAAATGGAAGTTAATTCTAACCTAGACTTGAATATAAAGGCAGGTACTTTATTTGATACGTCCGAGTTATTAACTGCCGCAAGTTTTGAATCACAGGATACATTAACTATAGCAAACGGTTTAATAAAGAACTATGTATCTGGAAACTCAATCTATCAAGTACTATCAGTGGAGCACAAAGGCTCTAACTATACTAAAGATTGGAACACACTAGCAATGGCTGTTAAAGCTTACAAAGGAACCACTTCACCTACTTATGGTTGGGGTATTTAGGAGTATTTATGATTGACAATGACAAAGCAAGTATCCTATACCCAGGCCGTATAGTGACGTACTATCCAGAAAACCAAACAGCAGATATTAAGATAAGTGCTGAGAAAGTTTATAGTAACTTTGATGGTAAGAATAAACAAACAGAAAGACAAATATTAAAAGGTGTACCAGTTCATACTCCCTATGGAGGCGGCTGGTCACTAACATTTCCAATTAAGACAGGGGACACATGCCTGATTGCATTTAGTCAGATAGGCTATGACCACTGGTTCTACAATGATAAAGATGCAGGTGGTACTATTATCAAGCAACCTGTTCCTCATCTTATGAGACATTTTAGTGAGGATGATGGTTTTGCTATGGTAGGTTTTAATACCTTACCAAGAAAGATTCAGTCGTATCATGCAACACATAGTCAGTGGAGAAACAACGTAGCAGACCAAGTTATCAGTTTGAATGATGACAAGTCTATTACAATCACTTCACCTGTTTCTGTAACAATAAACTCACCAAAGACTATTGTGAACTCTGCTGACGTTGATGTAAATTGCTCAACAGCAGATATAACAGCAAGTTCTAAAGTAACACTAGACACACCACTGACAGAGATAACTGGTAATCTATTAATGACTACTGGCAACTTCACAATGACTAGTGGAACATTCTCAGGCCAAGGTGTAAACTTCAACACGCACGTACACAGTCAAGGTAATGACTCGCAGTTCAAGTACAAGTGAGGTTAATGCTTTTGATAGTATTAACTTTGAAGATATTGATGTGGAAGATGTGGACCTAGCTATTGATACTACAACCACACAATCAATTAATGAAATAAGGTTCCATGCAGTAATGGTGGAAGAACATTCAGCACAAACACAAATTACAAAGTTCCCTGTTCAGAATGGTTTTGAGATAAGTAACCATGCTATTAAGAAGAACAGAAAGGTAACTATCGAAGGCATCTTTACAAACACCTTATTAAAAGATACAGACCAGATTAAATATAGTGAGAACGATTCTAAGACTATGTTTGAGGTACTTGAATCTTTAGTACAGGCATCTGCAATCTGCGAAGTAATAACGAATCTTGGTATTTATACACCAGTAGTATTTACTACCTTTAAAACTAAGCAAGAAGCCGGTATGGTTGATGCTATGAGATTTACTATATCTGGTGAAGAGATTCAGGTAAGTGAAGTAACATCTAAAACAGCTCCCAAACAACTAGTCTTCACTGAAGTACCACCAGAAGCTAGACAATCCTACATTGACAAATTAACATCTGCTGGTATAGCTGTTGATGAAGGTATTAGTTTAATAACTGACGATACTATATTAAGTACTGCTGAAGTATTCTTAGGGGAAGATTTCAGTATGGAAAGTGTACTTCCTTCGGGCGAGTTATATGATGTAACACTTGTCAATACTGCATGTGATGGGAAGTCTGGATTTACTTATGATGTATTTACAAGTAATACTAATGTCTTTACCGAACTAGGTGATGTAGCAGGAGGACTCTTAGGTGATTTGAATATACCTTTAATACCTTCTGTAACAGACTTAGTAGGTGGATTCAATGGAGTAACCAACTGCCTGTTAAATGGAAGCTCTAACGTTCTTGTTAAAGAAGCTGAGAAGTATATTGATACAGCTATGGGAGTCCTAGATAAGTCTATCTATGGTGCTAAACAGGACATAATAAGGTTGGGGACTAATGATGCTATGCAATCATTGATTGGTACAGGTTTAGACTGTGTAGCCGCTAGTGCCTCAGATGTATTAGGTGCAGGAGAGGCAAGCTCAGTTGATGAAGCAGTTGATGAACTTATTGTTGGTATTAAGAGTGTTGGAAATGTTATTACAGCTTCAACAGCCGGTGTAGTAAGTAATGTATCTAATAATGTTTTAGAACTTGTTAAGATTGAATCACCAACTATATTACCTCTTCAGAACTTAGGACAGGAGAATTACTAATGTCACAACTAGCCTTAGACAAAGTAACAAATGATTTATTTAAACCCGTAGGCGGTGGAGTCACAAGAGTTACAGATGGAAGATTTGTAATACAGCAAGTACAATCAAAACTTAAAACAATATTAGGTGAGTGGTTACTAGACAGCAATGTAGGTTGGGTCAATGAAAAAGACTTCGATAGAAACTATGACTTATTTGATATAGAGAATAGAGCAAGGAGTATTATATTATCTACTCAAGGTGTCCTAAACATCATAAACCTAACATCAACATATAATAGCAGAGTTCTGGAAATACAATTTAGTGCCAGAACTATTCACGGTACTATTGATATAACAGTACCTTGGAATAACATAGGAGTATAACATGGCAGGTTTAAGTACAACAGGCTTTACACCTCTCACTTATGATGAGATTAAAACTAACATCGAGTCTCGGTTAGAACAGTATAACCCAGGATTTGATTTTAGTCCTGAATCCCCCGATGGGCAACTAATTAGTATATTTGGAGTTTTACTAAGTCAAGCTTGGATAGAACTTGAAAAGGTATACCATTCATATAACCCCAATGTAAACACCGGACAGGCACTAAGAAATATCGGTATGATTACTGGATTATATAAAGGTTCAGCTACACGTTCTCAAGCGGTGATACAATTCACAGGGACAGAGGGTGTACTTGTACCTAAAGGTAGTATTGTAACTGATGCTGATGGTAACGAGTTCTATACCAACAAAGACGCTTATATAACTGAAACACCACCATTAACAGGTGCAACAGTACTGGCAGTTAAATCTGGACCTATACCTATCACAGCAGGTACTATTACAACTATTAAATCAGTTGTTTCAGGTTGGACAGCAGTAGGTCAAGAAAGTGATGGTGTAACAGGCAGTGCGCCTCAGACAGAAACAGAGTACCGTAACCAGCGTAACAAATCTGTTATGAAGGGTTCAAACACAGTACAGGAGTCTCTTTCAGGGGCTATAACTGCTTTAGGTATACAACAGGTATCTGTTAGCAATAACTCAACAGATGTAGCTTTCTCTGCACCGGACAACACACCAGCAAGAAGTATTCAAGTTATTGTTGGTGAATATTCAGGTGTCTCACAGCAACAAATTGCAGAAGCAATCTTTAAAAATAAAGGTTTAGGTGTACCTACTTATGGTAGTGTCGAGGTTGATGTTGAGGATGTACATGGTTATACTCATTTAGTTAAATTCAATGAAGCACAAGAGATACCTATTCATGTAAATATTGATGTTACATATCACACCGATGAAGTAGCTGGTGTAACTGATGCTATTAAGAAAAGTGTATCAGATTATATCAATGGATTATTAGTAGGTGAAGATGTAATCTGGTCAAGGTTGTTTGGTTTAATCACACCTTATGGTGACTCAGAAGTAACATCATTAGAAATAAAGAAAGAAGGTGGTTCATTTGCGGCCACAAACATAGCAATATCAGATGTAGAATATACTGCGTCTGATTTAACAAATATAGTAGTAACAGTAGCCTAGGAGGATTAATATGGCTTGTTCAAATAATTTTACGGAAGAGGCTGATTTTAATCCTGTGAGTGGCTTCACAGACTACCCACCATATTTATGCCCAATTAATAACTTAACAGGTTATGAAGATATGGCTACTAAAGTAACAGAGAGAATGTTACTTAATCAGTATTCTAAAAGTACCAACCTTCAAGAATACATGAATGCCTTTATCAGTGAAGTAGACACTTTGCTAGATGAAGTGCATAAGGTTGAATTTGGAAGATACATTCAAAATGCCACTGCCGCCCAACTAGATGTAATTGGTGTTATTCTACAGCAAACTAGAAACCTATCTATACCTAAAGTATGGTTTGGTTTTCAGGGGGCTGTCCCTGTAGATGGTATGGCTGATGAAGCCGAACC